TCCGCATAGCGGGGCTGTTTTGCTCCATCCACCTTGAGAAACCCTTGGACGAAGCCCTTTGCATTCGGGCTCGTGCTTCCATACGTCCCGGACGAAAGATCGAAATCGAACGTCGTCGACACTAGGACAAGGCTGCTCCGCTCCAGCGTGAGCGTTTTTTCAGTCCCTGGGATCTCAACCTCCGCTTCGAATGCGCCGCTGAGGGAGGTGTCTTTCGATGCGGTCACGCTTCCCATCTGGACTAAGCCATTGAGGGCTTCAGCGATGGTGTCGAATTCAGACTCGATGTCCTCGGCTAGCGCATCTGCTTCTTCAGCGAATTCCCGTTTCCGTTTGAACCAGCTCATCGTCGGTCAGCCCTACTCGGTCGTGGTTTGAGTTCCAGCACCCGGAGTACAGACAGGCCCGCGCCTTCGACCCCCCGGATGCGAAAGCGGATGTACCGAGCACGCTTGTTGACCCGAAGACGGCCGAGATCGCGCCCGTCACTTGGGCCGATCTCTCCGATTGAGACCCAGGCCGCTCCACTCCCACCCCAAGGCGCTTTCCCCCACTGGAAGGTGCCCCACTTCGTCCCCGTAGATTTCGTACTCCCATCGCTGTAGGCAATGTGAAGCCTGGGGGAACCTCCTGCCGAGATCAGTTCGTGGCGGATCTTCAGTGAGCGGACTGCGTTTACGGTTCCGTTTCCCGTTTCGAAGTCGCGGGTGATGATCTCTTCCACAACTGGAGAGCCGTCAGCATCATCCTTGATTACGGCCGAGGGGCTGAAGTAGCCCGAGCAGTCGACGACCCTAGAGGGTTCGCGTCCCTGTGCGCCGAAGAGCTTCGGCTCTTGGGGGTCCACGGTAGCCCGGATGAAGTAGGAGGGGACCTGCCCGCCGTCCCCGGTGAAATGCACCCAGGGAAAGACCGTCTGCCCGCGGTCCCGGATCGGGCGGTCGATCCGGCAGACCCGCAGCTCCTTCACCTTCCCCAAGCCGTTCAGGAGGGGAAGGAAGTAGTGCCCGCGGTAGACCTTCGCCCCGCCAATTCTGTAGCCGTCAGCGATTCGCTGGAGGTAGGCGCGATCAATCGGCTTCGAGATCTTCGTCGGCTGGCTGATGCCGTCCATTAGGTAGATCCCGTCTCCTGCCGGGACGACGAGCCGCTGCCCTGAACCGGCGATTCCGGCGGCGCCCGCGAGGATGATCTCGCTGGAGAGCTGCTGGAGGCGGTGCTGGGGGTTGCCGTTGAGGTCGGTGATGCTGAGGGCCAGCCCGTCGAGAGTCCAGATCCCACCCGTGGTGAAGATGAGAAGCGTCTGCCCGACCGAGGCGAGACCCGTTACTTCCACTCCCTCGGGCACCGTGTGTTCGTTGGTGGTGCCGAGTGAGTTGGTGATGGAGTGCGGGTTGTTGACCTCGGTGAAGAGGATGCGGCGACCGCTCGCCAGCACCAGCCGATTGGCGCAGGTGGCTACGTAGTCGGAGATTTCGTAGGGATCCGCGCCGCTAATGGCCCACAGTGGATTGAGGGTGTAGCTGATCCCGCCGCCGGTAGGTCCCTGGTAGGCGTCTCGAAGCGTGAGCTGAGTATCGGAGGCGACCGCAGCGACCACGTACACCCGCCCGGTATCGACGTGCAGCAGCATCCCCGGATCGACGTTTGCCGTCCAGCTCGTTCCGGAACCGTTGACGACCTTAGATCCTTTGGTAACCGAGATGGTGCCGGTGGAATAGGCCGAGCCCTTGCGGGAGCCGCCGTAAAGCGTGCCACCGCCTATGTAGAGCAGATCCTCGAGCGCAGCGGACTGCTTCGGGAACGAGAGGCCAGAACCCCCGAGATCAACAACGGATTCGTCGTCTGAGGCGAGCACCCCGAAGGACGATTCACTGGCGAACACAGTGCGGGGGCCGGGGAGGAGGAAGCCGTCCCAGCCCCACCGCAGCCCCGCCGTACCGAGACCTTCTTTGGACTTGTATGCCGTCCCTCCCCGCCGGTAGGGGCTGCCGTCTTCGTCCAGTAGGACGTTACCCATCGAGGCCGCCCCCGCGGGAGAGATCAGCTGTGGGGCGACGTCGTACACCTCTCCTACGGACCAGTCGTCCTGGACGGTCCGGGTCTGGAGAGACGGGCTCATGCGGAGACCCCCGCTATGGGCACCATGAAGGGGTCAGAGCCGCCGCGGCGCTGGTTGTCGTAGCGGACGAGTTTCCCCACCCAGAGGTCGAGCTGTTCGCTGTTTCGCTGGGCGAGTTCCGGGTTGTCCTCGACCGTCTCGTAGTAGGTAGCTGCGGCTGCTGGCAAGAGGCCTTCATGGAAGGGCCGGGGGATCTCGGTCGGTTCGTCGGAGTCCGAGGTCATCGGAGGTGGGGCGTAGACGTATTCGAGGTTGATCGCCTGGCCTTCGCCCGGCATGGGGTAGAGGATGATCTGGCGGGAGCCGGATTCAGAGGGAGCCTCGTACCACGCTCCTTCGCGTAGTAAGGCCAGCGAACCGCTCGCGTACTCACGGGCGGTGGCCGGGTCGGTCGCTTCCAGCGGATCGCGTGATCCGAGGGAAACGGCGATTGGCAGCAGGAAGTCGTCGGGCCAGTCGTAGGTGTCCTGGCCCGCAACCGTTGGGCCGATGTCAACGGCCTTACGCGGGTATTTGGACTCCAAGGCGAAGCGGTCGCGACCCGCGTTCAGCAGGTCGCGGGCTTCGGTGTCGGTGAGGTCGAAGCCGGCGAAGTCGTTGAGGCGGCTGGTTAGCTGCTGGCAGTTGATGGGTCGCCTCCGGGCTCGGAAGGCGCACCTGATCCCGACTCGGAATCGAACTCCCTCAACCTCGTGGCAGCCGCATCTGCGACCTGGAGGACGGAGGGGCGCTTGTGGGTCTGGTTCTCCTCGTCGATGACGGCTTCGACCCCCTCGAGGTCTCCGCTGGCCGCCGCCTCTGCGATAGCCGTCATCTGCTGATCGAGGGTGGGGCGGGGCTCGTCGGGAGCGGCACCCATCTCCCAGAACCCCCGCGGGTTGTTGAACAGCCAGTGCTCGCGCATCCAGGCGAGCAGCTTGGAGTCATCGGTCTTGAAGACGTTGTGTGCGAACTCGACCTTCCAGGGAGTCCGGTCGATAGGAAGGGGGTCTTCACCTCGCAGCAGCCGCGCGTCGTTGATGTCCAGCTGGCGCTGTAGCCACTCTTCTTCGCCCTCGACTTTTTTGCCACCGATCCCGTCCTCGACGTGACGGGCCTTGCGACGGGTGAGCACCTGATTCGGCGACTTCGAGATGAAGGTGACCGTCCTGTGCTCGGTCTCCGTGGGCTCTGGTGCGAGTGCGGTGCTCATCTGATCCTTTCGTAGGCGCGGGGCGGGCCGAAGCCCGCCCCGCTGACGACTCAGCCGGTGACGCCGGTGAGGACGCCTCCCTTTTTCGGCTGGGGGAACTCGTAGCCGCCCTCGGTGAGGATCTCGTCCTTCTGGCCGTCGCGGCTGTTCTCCTGGCGGTTGGTCAGGAGCTTGGTGTCGCGAGAGCCACCGGGGCCGCCACCCAGAGGCCGCCACTTCGGCGCCGCCTGAGCGAAGTCGACCACGATCGCGATGCTGCCCCAGACCGCACCCTCAAGGAGGTTGTGCTTGACCAGGGCGATTTCGCCGTGGGCGCTCATGTATTTCGTGATGTTCAGCCCGTAGGTCGTGTCGTGATCCGCCTGGACGACCTGAAGCCGGCCGACGGCGAAGTTGTTGATCACCGACAGGACCAGCGGCGAGACGAACGCGGTCTTCTTGCTGCCGTAGCGGCAGACCGTCCGCACGAAGGACTCCCACTCGGCCTCGGTGAGAGTGCCGCCGGCGTCCTGGTTGTTTTCCGTGTAGAAGTCGAGGACACCGCCGCTGGTGCGCAGCTTGCCCCCGTTCGGACCGGTGGTTTCACCCTTGGAGCCGAAGAGCGCCTTCGTCTCCAGGCTGATCAGGTGTTCCCGGTTCTTCTCACGGTGCTGGTAGACCCAGTCGTGCGGGCTCGTCTGGTTTTTGGAGCTCATCCAGGTCCCCGACGCCTCGATCGAGGTTCGGGTGATCTCGGTGAGGTTGGTGATTTTCGCCGGGCTCTTCGTCCGCGCTTCCGGAGCGAGGTCGAACTCCTCGGAGACTTCGCCGATCACGAAGAGCGGCTCGTTGTCGAGCAGGGCCGCCGCCGTGGTTCCGGAGAAGCCGCGGATCACTTTGACTTTGCTCGACCCCGGCTTGCTCTGGACGTAGACCTCCTCGCCCGTGCGGGGCACGATGACGATCTGGCCCGGGGCGAAGATGTCTTCGGTGTCGACGACGAGTTCGGTGGCGGCCGCTTCGTAGCCGCCGGATTTGTTGATCGCGTCGAACCGGACCTCGCGTTCGCTCTCGACCCAGTGGAATTCCGGGTCGCCCGTGACCGTGGTGTTGCCCCCTTCCCGGAAGCGGCGGCTGATGACGGTCAGCGGCGCGGCCTCGGGCTCCAGGGCGACGATCTCCGGTGCGATGTCGATGTATCGCTGGACCGAAGCTACGTTGTCGGTCCGTCTCTCTCCCGTAACGGTTGCCATTTGAATCTCCTGTTAGGCGGGCTGCCTCAGCGGCTTATCCGAACACCGAAGGCTTCGGCGGCTGGTAGACAGCTTCTTTGTATTTGTCGGATAGGGAGGGATCGCCCGCCTGGGTTTGACCCGCGTGCGTCTCGAGAGACGCTCCCTGATTGGCAGCCTGCTCGGCCGGTATTGCGGAGGCGTCGGCCGACTCGGCCAGAACCACCTTGTAAAGCTTCTCCACGATTGGAGCGTTGTAGATCAGATCGGGGTTGTCGGTCAGCGCCACCAGCTCGTTGATCTGGTTCGTCAATTTCGGCAGCACGTTGGGACTGAGCATGTCGGGGTAACGCTCGCTGAGGGCTTTCATGTCCCTCGCGGCTAGCTCCCGCTGAAGTGGGGTGACCTGCTCCCGCACAACGCTGGCGATGAGGGCTTTTGCCTCATTCATCTGTGCCTGCGCCTCGGGGTTCTGGAGCTGCTGCTCGGTGCCCTGCGGTTCGATGACCTCTGACTCCTGCTCGGCCGGAACCTCTGGTTCGGCCTCGAGAGCAGAAAGAAGATCCGTCGCCAGCGAGGTGTCCTCAGCCGGGTTCTGCTGGCTCGCCATGAACTGGTCGAAGGAGGCTTTCATCGCCTGGAAGGCGCCCTCCATGCCCTCCTCTTGCTGGATCTCCGGAGCAGTGGTCTGCTCCGTGACGGGTTGTTCGGTCACCTGCGGCTGTACCTGCTCGGAGGCCGTAGCCCCGGTGGGCTGCTCGGCCGCTGCCGGCGGCATCCCTGCAACGCTTGCCTCCATCAGGAAACCTCCTTGATCTCGGCCTCACGCACCCGCGCCTTGGCCTGCTCTCCTACGTCGATAAGGCCGCGTGCAATCGGCTCGATCTTCGCGACCCCCTTCATCTCACCCGTCAGGTCCGCGTACTTGGCGGCCTCCTGCGAGCCCGAAACGCCCATCAACCCCGAGCAGATGATCCGCTCGTAGGCTGCGACCGCGGCGGTCAGGTGCTCCCATCCGGGATGCTCCATGAGCGCCTCCACGTCCCGAGCGATTTCGACCTGTTTCTCGGCCGAAT